ATTTCCATATACTGAAATGGTTAAAGAATGGAATGGATCTTTAGTGCATTATTCTGAGTTTGAACCTAAGCACCCTCAAATTAGAAGAAAAAGAATTGTTGCAGATGCCATAGCATTACAAAATAGTAGAGCTCAAAAATTTCAACAACCGACTAATATTGACGGTGTCTATGCGGATTCGGGTGGTTCTATGGTTGGTGTTGCTGATTTAACATTACCTGGTGACTTTGCTTATATAACACAAGGTCAAACTGTAATGGTACCTGCAGACCCATCTTTGCAAAATAGAAGAAGAGAATTATTAACGGCCTTAGGTCAAATAACAGTGAGTATAACGTAATGGCTATAACTTATGCAAATTTTTTAACAAAAGTAAGAGACTACACAGAAGTAAGTAGTTCTGTTTTAACTGATGCTATTATACAAGGTTTTATTAGATCTGTAGAATTGGATGTTGCTGGTAAAGTTGATTATGATGATCTTAGAAAATATTCAACATCTACATTTACCTCAGGTAATAGATATGTAAGTTTACCTGCAGATCTAACAATAATGAGGTCAGTACAAATGATTAATGGCTCAACAAGAACTTTTTTAGAAAAAAGAGATACAAGTTTTATTTCTGAATATAATAATAATGCGGCTACAGGTGAACCTAAATATTGGGCTAATTGGGATGATTTTAATATACTTGTAGCACCTATACCTAATTCTGCATATACTGTGCAAATAAATTACATTACAGATCCACCACAATTTACAGTTAGTAATAATACGTTCTTATCTACATATCAAGAATCAATGTTATTACATGGGGTGTTAACAGAGGCCTTTAGTTATTTAAAAGGTCCGGTGGATATGTACAACTTGTATAAAAGCAAGTATGATGAAGAAGTACAAAATTTTGCTCTTCAACAAATGGGGAGAAGAAGACGTGCAGAATACGATGATGGGGTACCTAGAATACAGATACCTTCACCATCGCCAAATACATTATTAAAATAAGGAGAATAATTATGGCAATAACAACTAATGCAATTTGCAATTCATTTAAAAAGCAATTGATGGGTGGTGAGCATGATTTTGATAGCGCAGGTGGAGATACATTCAAATTAGCAATGTATGTTTCAACTGCTACATTAGGAGCATCAACTACTAACTATTCATCATCTGGCGAAGTAACTTCACCATCAGGATACTCTGCAGGTGGAAAAGCTTTAGTTAACCAAGGTGTTAAAGTTTCATCAGGAGTCGCTATTACCGACTTTGCTGATTTATCTTTCACCGGAGTTACACTAACAGCTAGAGGAGCTTTGATTTATAATACAACAACTGATGGTGGTACAGGTACTACTGAAGCCGTTGCTGTTTTAGACTTCGGTGGAGACAAAACTGCAACATCGGGAACATTTACAATTCAATTCCCTGCATTCACTACTTCTGCTGCTATTTTAAGAATTAGCTAAGGAGTGTCACGTGTCATCATCACCTTGGGGATCCAATAACTGGGGCGAACAAGCCTGGGGTGATAATGGCATTGATGTAATCTTTGAAGGCTGGGGTATTGATTCTTGGGGAAGTGATCCTTGGGGAGAAACCGTTCGTACAACAGATGCTATAGCTACTAATATAGGCTCTGTTACAGTTGGCATTGGTCAATTAATAATTCCAACAGGTCAGCTATTAAACGCAAATGTTGGCCAAGTTACTAATACAGCTGATGCAAATATAAATGTAACTGGAATTGAATTAACCTCTTTCATAGGAGAAGAAGATACCGATGCTGATGCTGATGTCGATATTACCGGTCAATCTTTAAATTTAAATATAGATTCTGTTACAGTAACAGGAGCAGCTAATATTAATGTTACTGGAATAGAAGCTCAAATTTCTGTCGGACAAGTTACAAATATAGGTAATGCTAATATTGATGTAACTGGAATAGAAGCTCAAATTTCTGTCGGACAAGTTACAAATATAGGTAATGCTAATATTGATATTACTGGAACAGAAGCTCAAACTTTAGTAGGACAAGTTACAAATACAGCTAATGCTAATATTGATGTTACTGGAATAGAAGCCCAAACTTTAGTCGGCCAAGTTACAAATACAGCTAATGCTAATATTGATGTTACTGGAATAGAAGTTCAAACTTTAGTCGGCCAAGTTACAAATATAGGTAATGCTAATATTGATGTTACTGGTAATTTATTAAATACATTTATCGACCAAGTTATAAATACAGCTAATGCTAATATTGATGTTACTGGAACAGAAGCTCAAATTTCTGTCGGACAAGTTATAGAAAATATTGCTGTAGGTCCTATTTTAACAGGAATAGAAGCTCAAATTTCTGTCGGACAAGTTACAAATATAGGTAATGCTAATATTGATGTTACAGGAATAGGTTTAACATCTGAAATAGGTAATGAAAGTGTTACTGGAGATGCTAATGTGTCTGTAATAGGAATTACTTTAGATTCAGAAGTTGGTCAAGTAGACCCTTCTCCAGATGCAATGGTGACTGGAATAGGTATGACTGCAACTGTTGGTGTGGGAACTGTTGTTGTTGCAACTGCTAATATTGATGTCACTGGAATAGAAGCTCAAATTTCTGTCGGACAAGTTACAAATACAGCTAATGCTAATATTAACATTACTGGTAATTTATTAAATACATTTATCGACCAAGTTACAAATACAGCAGACGCTAATATTGATGTTACTGGAACAGAAGCTCAAACTTTAGTAGGACAAGTTACAAATATAGGTAATGCTAATATTGATGTTACTGGAGTAGAAATAACTTCAACTACAGGAATTATAGATCCTGGACCTGATGCAAACGTCACTGGAGTAGAAGCTCAAACTTTTGTTGGACAAGTAATAAATACAGCAGACGCTAATATTGATGTTACTGGTTCAGAAATAACTTTAAGTGTTGGACAAGTTACAAATACAGCTAATCCTAATATTGATGTTACTGGAGTAGAAGCTCAAACTTTTGTTGGACAAGTAATAAATACAGCAGACGCTAATATTGATATTACTGGTTCAGAAATAACTTCAACTACAGGAATTGTAGATCCTGGACCTGATGCAAACGTCACTGGAGTAGAAGCTCAAACTTTTGTTGGACAAGTAACAAGTGCAGCTAATGCTGATGTTGATGTTACAGGATCAGAAATAACTTCAACTACAGGAATTGTAGATCCTGGACCTGATGCTAACGTAACAGGAATAGAGTTAAATTTAAACGTTGAAGGAATAACAGTAGATTTAAACACTCCAGTTAATGTAATAGGTATTGCTGCAACATTAAGTATTAATGGAGTTACAGCACAAGCTGATGCAAATATAACAATAACTGGTATCAGTTTAACTTCAGCAATTGGTGATGAAACAGTAGACTTAAATACTCCAGTAGATGTTACCGGTATAGCTATGACAATGGCTATGGGTGAAGAGGATATTGATGCTGATGCTGATGTATCCGTTACTGGCCAATCTATGACTATGGCAGTTGGTTCAGTAGATGAAGTAGTAATAGCAGAGGTTACAGGACAACAGTTAACTACTAATATAGGCTCTGTCACAATTACGGCTTCAGCAGAGGTTAATTTAACAGGTATTTCAATGTCTACAAGCATTGGTTCTGTGGCTATTACAGCTTGGCAAGAGGTGGATCCAGGCGTTAATAATACATGGACTGAGATAAATACAGGAGCATCAAATAATTGGACTGAGGTTGATTTAGCAGCTTAATGATAGTAAAATAAACTTTTAATAGGAGAATTAAAATATGCCATCAAGTTATACTACAACACTTGGAATAGAATTAATGGTAACAGGCGAAAAGTCTGGTACATGGGGTGATATTACAAATACTAATTTAAACATCGTAGAACAATCTCAAGGATATTTATCAAAGTCAATTGCAGGAGGTGCACAAACTACTGCACTTACAATTACTGATGGAGCAACGACTTCTTCAGATGCAAGAAATTTAATTATAGAATTAACAGGAACTATAACTGGAAATCAAATTGTAACTGTTCCAGATGGAATTGAAAAAAGTTATATTTTTAAAAATAACACAACAGGAACTTTTACAGTTCAAGTTAAAACTGCTTCTGGAACTGGTTTTACTTTTGCTACTACAGACAAAGGAACAAGATTTGCATACGCAAACGGAACTGATTTAATTGATGTAAATGCTGCATTCACCACTATCAGTCAATTTACTTTACCTGCTTCTGATGGGACTAATGGCCAAGCCATTTTAACTAACGGATCAGGTACTTTAAGTTTTGGAGATGCAGGAATTGGAATTGGAAAGGCTATTGCAATGGCAATAGTTTTCGGATAATATAGGAGATAATTATGGCAAACC